TGAATACAAACCATATGAATTCTTCAAAGGGTCACCAATGTCAAAAGGTATATTCCAATTTGATATGTGGGGATTAGATTACGAAGGATTAGGAAGAATGTGGGATTGGGACTCACTTAAGTTAGAAGTATCCAATCACGGGGTTTGTAATTCGTTATTCACGGCTCAGATGCCAGTTGCGTCTTCTGCTAAGATTACAGGTTCATTTGAAATGACAGAACCGGCTCACTCGGCATTATTTAATCGTCGTGTAGTTGGGGGAGAAATTTTAATTGTTAATAAATACTTAATTAGTGATTTTGAGAAAATAGGTATTTGGTCTGAAGATTTGAAAAATGAAATCATTATGAATGAAGGGTCAATTCAAAATATTAACTTTAATAATTATCTTGACCAAGAAGATAAGAATTACAATAAAAAAGTTAAAAGAATTGAACATTTAATTCCAAAATACAAAACAATTTGGGAGATATCTCAAAGAGAACTTATTGATATGGCAGCCGATAGAGCACCATTCATTGACCAATCACAATCAATGAATATCTATATGTCTAACCCAACATTATCAAAGATTTCGTCATCACACTTCCATTCTTGGGGTAAAGGATTGAAAACTCTTTGTTATTATGTTAGAACAAAGGCGATATCAACCGGAGCTAAACACTTAGCGGTTGATATCTCAAAAGTTGGTCAATCAAAACCGATTGAAAAACCAACAGTTGATTTAACACAAAAACCAACAGATACGGAATTTGAATGTTTCGGATGTGGTTCTTAATAAGAATATAAATCACGACTTTGGTCGTGATTTTTTATTTTGGGGGTATTTATAAAAAATAGTGACGACACTATATTTATAGTTATGGCAGATGGAACAACATACGGTTTAACTTTTCCTTTCAGAGATTCTTTTGAGGGGAAATATTTAGATTTATCAAACACAACGGAAAAAGAAATTAGAAATAATTTAATACATCTTTTGTTAACAAGAAAAGGTACAAGATATTATTTACCGGATTTTGGAACAAGATTATATGAATTTCTTTTCGACCCATTAGACGCACCTACGTTTTCACAAATAGAATCTGAAATACGTGATGCTGTTGACCTATATATGCCAAATTTAAAACTTACAAGTATTAATATAACTGCGGCGTCAGATGGTCAAGAGGATAAAGGGTCTTATATTAATGGTGAAAATGATAGAGTTTTTAGAGTACCTGGTATTGCTCAATTAGAACATACCGCTAAAGTTAGAATTGATTATGTTATTACAGATGACGTATTTAATTCTAGTGATTTTGTAATAATTAATATATAATATTATGGCTAATAAAAAGATTTCATATACAACTAGAGATTTCCAATCAATAAGAACGGAACTTATAAATTTTACTAAAACTTATTATCCTGAAACTGTTCAGAATTTTAATGACGCGTCAGTATTCTCGGTTTTATTAGACCTTAATGCTGCGGTAACAGATAACTTACAATTTAATATTGATAGAAGTATCCAAGAAACAGTATTACAATATGCTCAACAAAGGTCATCAGTATTTAACATTGCAAAAACTTATGGATTAAAAATACCGGGAATGAGACCATCAGTTTCTTTAGTTGACTTTTCAATCACAGTACCGGCTTATGGTGATAAAGAAGATTTAAGTTATTGTGGGGTATTGAGAAGAGGTTCTCAATTTAATGGAGCAGGACAAGTTTTTGAAACAGTATATGAAATTGATTTCGCGTCACCGATTAATTCTGAAGGATTTCCAAATAGATTAAAAATACCAAATTTTGATTCAAATAATAAGTTATTAAATTACACTATAACTAAGAGAGAAACTGTTGTTAACGGGTTGACTAAAGTATTTAAAAAAGTTGTTACACCAAACGATGTTAAACCTTTTTATGAATTGTTTTTACCTGAAAAAAATGTATTAGGTATTACCGGAGTTTTATTAAAAGACGGGACACAATATAGTAATGTACCTTCATCTCAAGAATTTTTAGGTACTGATAATAAATGGTATGAGGTTCAAGCATTAGCGGAAGACCGAGTATTTGTGGAAGACCCGACAAAAGTATCGGATAGTCCCGGTATTAAAGTTGGAAAATACGTACAGACAAGTAATAAATTTATTTCGGAATTCACACCTGAAGGGTTTTTAAAAATGACATTTGGCGGGGGTAATCAATCTGCAGATGAACAATTAAGAGAATTCGCGGCAAATGGTTTTATGTTAAATTTAAACAAATACTCAAATAATTTAGGGTTAGGCAGTACGTTGAAAGCAAATACAACACTATTTGTTCAATATAGAGTTGGTGGTGGTACAGGAAGTAACTTAGGTGTTAATACTATTACTCAAGTAGGTACAATATCATTTTTTGTTAATGGTCCTTCTGAGAGTATGAATACGACAGTAGTTAACTCATTAAGATGTACAAACGTTGTGGCAGCGATAGGTGGAGCTGACTTCCCAACAACGGAAGAAGTAAGAAATTTAGTTTCTTATAATTTTTCTTCTCAAAATAGAGCGGTTACGGTTAATGACTATGAGTCAATTATTAGAACGATGCCGTCTCAATATGGAGCTCCCGCAAAAGTTTCAATTACAGAAAACAACAATAAAATCATTGTACAGATGTTATCGTATGATGAATCCGGAGCATTAACAGAGGTTGTTTCAAACACTTTAAAAAATAATGTTGCAAATTACTTATCCAATTATCGAATGATAAATGATTACGTTTCAGTTCAAAGTGCTAACGTAATTGATTTAAGTGTAAATGTGGATGTTGTTTTGGATAACTCTCAAAATCAAGGAACTGTTATATCTCAATTAATAACGGTGGTTTCTGATTATTTTAGTCCGTCAAATAGACAAATGGGTCAAAACGTTAACGTTTCAGATTTAAAAAGATTATTACAAAATGAAAATGGGGTTATAACTATATCTGACGTACAATTCTTTAATAACGTTGGTGGTCAATATTCATCATCTCAAACGTCACAAAGATATTCTGACCCAACAACAAGACAAATTGAATTAATTGATGAAACCATTTATGCGGAACCAACCCAAAGTTATCAAATTAGATATTCTAACAAAGATATTAATATTAGAGTTAAAAATCTTAAAACAGTTAATTTCTCATAATAATTTATTTTAAATAATAATGAATTATCTTTTAAAAATAGTGTATAAACTATTTATTAAAAAAGATAATATATGTCAAATTCTTATAGAATAAGAACTCAAGTCGGTGTAGACACCTCATTAAAGGTGATGATTGACCAAGAGTTCGAGTATTTAGAAATTCTATCCTTAAAAATCCTTCAAAGTGATATCTACACACGTCAATGTGCCGATTATGGTGTTGTTGTGGGTAGAGTTAGTGTAAACAATGGTTTTGGTCTTCCAAACGCTAAAGTATCAATCTTTATTCCTTTAGATGCGGTTGATAAAGAAGACCCTGTTACCTCAAATATATATCCATACACTAATTTGTATGATGTTAATGATGATGGGTATAGATATAATCTATTACCTTATAAACCTTCTTATAGTGCTCACGTACCGACCGGTACTTTTTTTACTCGTAGAGATGTGTTATTAAGTCCCGTTCTTGGTGACATTTATGATAAGTACTACAAATATAACGCTGTTACCAATTCTAGTGGTGATTATATGATTTTTGGGGTTCCTGTTGGTTCTCATACAATTGTGGTAGATATTGATTTGTCTGATATTGGTGAATTTTCATTATCTCCTCAAGATTTAATTAGAATGGGTGTTGCAACTGAAAATCAAGTTGATGGGACCAAATTTAGGTCCTCAACCAACTTAGGCGAATTACCTCAAATAGTTAGTATTAAAAGAACTATTGAAATAGAACCATTATGGGGACAACCTGAGATATGTAATTTAGGTATCACTAGAACGGATTTTGATTTAACAGGAGAGGCAAATATTGATATACGACCTACGGCTATTTTTATGGGGTCGATGATTTCAGATTCTGATAGTAACGCAATTAAATCAAGTAGTGGTGGTAAACCAACAAGAAGTTCTGGTTTTTTATGTAATGTAACAACAGGTCCGGGTGAAATATTGGCAATTAGACAAACAATACAGGAAGATTCTATTGGGAGACCTATTTTGGAATCATATGGTTTAGAAGGTGGAGGAACAATTATTGATGAAAATGGGACTTGGATGGTAGATGTCCCAATGAATTTGGATTATTACATAACTAATGAATTTGGGGAGCAGGTGTTATCTCCTGACCCAGAAAAAGGGATTCCGACAAAAGGTAAGTATAGATTTAAAATTAAATGGGCTCAATCTCCATCGGCCTCGGCATCAACTAAAAGAGCCAATTATTTAGTTCCAAATATTAAAGATTGGGTTGATACTGACTCACAACTCCAACAAAAATCATACGCGTTTAGTCTTGATTGGGATGATTATGGAGATGATACTAGTTATCCGGAAATGATACAAGAAGCTATTGATTGTAAAGATAGATTTTATATGATGCAATATAATAAAGTTTATACTGTTTCACAATTTATTGATGAATATAGAAGAGGTTCATATCAAAGATTTACAGGTATTAAAAACATATTAGATGATGTGTGTGAAAGTGGAAATAACCGATATCCAACAAATGACGGTTATTTTAGGTTTGATTTCTTTTATGTGTTATTTTCATTTTTAAGTATAATATTAACACCAATATTTTATGCGATAATACTTCTTTTACATATTGTTTATTTTATTGTGTGGGTATTAAGATTATTTTTCTTATTTCTATCAATTTATTATTTTATAGTTTCTATACAGCATTTTGCGGCGTCTATTGGGGTTGGTTTTGGTGTTGTTACCATTCCGGGTAATCTACTATTAGGGGCGACTTACTTATTGTTTGCAGCGTTGTGTGTTTATATTCTTCTTCAATTAATGAAAATTAATTTAAGTGGTATTGCGGTACCTATATTAACGTACCCTGATTGTAATATGTGTGATTGTAAACAAGGAGATGCTGTTAGTGAAAATCCGGATGAAGATAATGGTGATAAAGATTTAAGTTCGGGTAATGAAGATATTGTTCCTTGTCCAACAATATCTCGAGATGAGTTATCAAAATCAGCGCTTAGTATAAGTAACCCTATTTTATTAGTATCTACGTTAAGTCCTTGGAAAATGCCAAAAACCGGAACTACTGTTTATAATGGTACACCATACTCATATCCTTTAGGTTCAGCAAGACGATTAGCACTTACTTATGAATTTACGGGTAGATATTTTGATGGGGAAACAGGAAATCCTGGATATGGGGTTCCATATCCTGCTGTTGAACAAGGTCTTCCTTCATATACTTGGATAACAACAGGACTACCGATAGCCGATAGAATTAATTTATTTAATGTTAAGGCGAAATATTTTGATGGAGGGCCAAATAATCCTGGTGGCAGTGTAAATAGAGTTAGAGTAACCTATCAACCACAAAGTAACCCCGGAAAGAAACATTATGATAATACTATTGTAATTCTTTGTGATAAGGCGACACTTAAAAAATATGTTTCAGGTCAAATGATTGCGTTTCAAAATCCATCATATAGTAAAGACCCTAATATTAATAGTCCAATTCTTAATTATGCGGGTAATTATGCAATTACGGGAACAACTGGTTTGGTTCCTCCATTAACAGGGACTACATCTACGGGAGCAATAACAGTGCCGGTATCTTATGCTAGTTTTGACGGTAATTCAACTGTTTCAGGGCCTAATTCGACTTATAATATTACTCTTACAGGTAATACTAAGTATAGTGAAATTTATCGATTTCCAACAGATGTTGAGTATTTCCAAGTAATCACTGGAATGACGTATAGTGCATTTACCTCAATGTGTAGTACTACACCAATTGCCGGTTCATTAAATGAAAGATATATTAGGAATGTAACAACATTTTATAATACTAAATATAATAATGACCTTGATAATGGGACGACTGACAGAGCACCTTATTATTTAAGACCAATAGATTCGATTAAGAATAGTGCGTCTATAGGTGTTGTTATATTAAATAGAGGTGTTGACCCCTATACGGATAAAATTAATATTGAATATGGTTTAGGTAAACTTTTTGGATTTTCTAATGAAGATGCGGTAACTTTTACAGCAATGACAAGGATGAATATCCCTATTCAGAAAGGGTTTAAAAATATTAGTCATTTAAAAACGGATTATCCCTCAATTACAATAAATGGTGTTCCAACCAGAGATGCTCTTGGTGCTGATGCTTATACGGGTAATAAGTTGTATTATGATTCATATTTATTTACTCCTCAAGCAAATGATGTTTCAGGGAATACTATAACATATAATGAAGATATGACCACCGGTTTAACTTGGACGTTTTTATCTGCGGGTTATAGTGGGTTTGAGTCTAATTTAATTAGTTATTATTCATCGTTAGATACAAGGTCAGGTTCTTTTACACCTGGTTGTGTTAATGTAGGCGCTACGTCTAATCCTCGTGTTAATAGTTTTGGTGTTGCCAATGTAACTAACAGTCTAGGGATTTCAGTTTCTCCGAATAACTTATTTACTAGAACATTTAATTTTGGTGGAAATAGTTATTTGACTGGAGGTTGTGGTGGTTGTGGTACTAATGGTATTTTATATCGTCTTCTATTTAATGGAACACAATATGATTTAATAAATAACAATCAAGGTTATATACCTAATGAGATTGTTGAAGGTAATTCGATTATGGCAATGTTTGGTTATTTTGAAGCTGCGAGTCATAACTGTGATAGAGGAAGAAATTGTGGATGGAGGAGATGGCGTAATATTAGTGCTAATCCGGTTGCTAATGCGACTGATACAATACAATCTTATTATTATTCACCAACATATAATACAACAGGAAATACTTTAAATTTTAGTACGGGTTCATCAGGTAAAGTAAAGATAATGAGAGGTGATAGATTACCGACCTCAACAGTACCGCTAGAATTTTGTTGTAATTCTTGGGTATTACAAAAAAATTACAACTTCCAAGCTTATCTAATACCTGATAAGGGTGTTGTGGGAATTACATCAACAGTAGGTTCAACAGGCTCACAGGGTTCAGGTGTTAATCTAGATACTTCGGAGGACTTAAAAAATCAAAAAAATATCAATGGGTTATTCGAAACATTTACGTGTAATGGTTCTGCGAACTTAGAGTGTTATGGTAAAGATTGTCTTCCCCGTAATGGTGTAAATAACGCGATAATTAAAATTGGTCGAGGAAGTTGTTCTAGGTTTTTAGGTAAAACAATATTTAGTAAAGGATGTTATAAATTAATTACGACTGTGTTTCTTTCTTTATTAAATGATTGGGCTTTAATGTCAGAATGGATAGCTAGAAATATGGTTATGTTAGGTGCTTGTAGAAATGTTTTCTCACATACATTTAGTAATAATTGGGTTAATGGTAATTTATATGTAATGTCATTTAAAAATGATGCAATTGGTTTTACGTCTCCAACATCTCCAACACCAAATTCCCCAATATACAGATATCCAACAGAAGTTGTTATTCGACACACGAGTAGTAAAAACTTTTATTATCGATGTGCCGGTTATGATGCTGATAATAAACAATTTGTTACTTCCATTAAATATCCGACAACAATAATAGATTTAGGACCAAGAAGTATTTTTTTACAAGAAATTGTAATGTCTGATGAATATGACGGGTATATTGTTAATAAATTGGATTCATCCTCTTTTTCTCAAGTTGATGAGATACTTAATTTATTTATTATTAGTCGATTTTTAAATAATGATTTTATAGAGAACATACTTGGTTTAAATATTATGCAATATTTTAACACGAGAACTAATTTAAAATTTGATGCGGATTACTCTCAATTACTATCTATTAGTTCTGAATTAGGTGTCGCTGCGTTCCAATCAACAAATTATCCGGACGAACCGGCACCAAAACAAAGTCCGATATATATTGGGTGTGATGGTTTAATTGGTATTTTCTTTTCATCGGATACTCAAACTAGAGATTTTCTTACACCAAAGAGAACTATAATTGACCCAACAGGTTTAGTTAGTAATCAAGGGTGCTCACTTAGTAATTTTCCAATCTATTCTCAAGAAGTCCCGTTATCACAATGGAAGATAGAAAATGGTTCAAGTATTTTTGGAACGGATGGAAATGAGTGGTTTGCCGAGGGGGATGCAGGTTATATATATTCGTCTAAATATCAATCATTAGATAGATTAGAAGCTAACTCAAGATATTTTAGAAATTATGGGATTACAATTGTTGATGATAAAGGTTTAATTTATGCGGTGGATGGTGCTGGAGATTTAATTGCTGCAACATCGGCTTGGTCGCAAAATACACAAACTGTTGATAAACAGTTAGTTACTGTTGGTGCACCATTCCATTTTTATTTTGGGTTGAAACGAGGAGCGTCATCTTTTGATAGATTTAAAGGTAAGTGGATTAATACAGAAATTATAGTAGATTAATATGGGTAATAGAGATGACATAAGGATAGTTTTAGGTTCATTACGTTATAAGACGGCGACAAATACTGATTTATCAATACCAACACCGTTGGTTCAAACCGCGAAAACGGTTCAGGAATTTGATAGAAGTATTGATATTAATTTAGCTCAATTATTTCGAGATGAAAGAGAAAAATCAACAGTTTTTAGACCTGTGTGTAAATTTGCTTTATTATTTGATAATGCGTATTCAGGTAAATGTGATTATACACCATTAGAAAATACATTATATTATACAAACTCAACAACAAATACTGTTAATCAATGTCAAACAAGCCCTGACGATGTGCCGTGGGAAGGATATCCCCAATATAATGAATTTGATTTTATAAGAAGTGATTATAATACTTCAGGTTATACTACACCGGATAGTAATGGTATGGTTCACGTTAATTTTGTGGCTAAAAATGCCTCCACTTATAATTGGAATCATTTTATTAGTTATCCTTATTTAAACTTACCAGGTAAAAGATTATCTTTTATCGATGAGGCATCCTCAACGACTAATCAATTCTATGCGTTCGAAGGGATTCCATTTATTTTAAATATTAGCGATAGTAATGGTAATGATTTAATGGTTAATGGTAATAGAGTTATTCAATTTAAATGTCCGGTTAAACACGGATTATCTGTTGGTGAGTACGCTAAAATTAAAAATCAATTTAGTGGTTTTGAAGACACTTTCCAAGTTTATTCATTGGGAAATGGGTTACCTGATTATGATGAATATATTTTTAATATATATAATATTGGATTTAGTACCGCAATATTTAGTAATGACGATTTTGGTAATTTTAAACGGATAATTAATAATGAAAATGCTGAAGATACTATGTCAGAGTATTATGTTTTAAGACATAAAATAATTACAAATGTTGATGATAGTGTCTTAACCAATGCGGGGTTTGAACAAAATGTTTTTGGTGAAAATAAAAAATACGAAAGTTCGGCATATACGCCTAATAAAATTAGTCGTGTTTCAGTTAAAGAAGGTGCTAAATCTTATTCATTATCTTTTAATAGAGATATTGATGTTAAACCATTAAGAGATAATCATAAAAGACCTATTAGCGAATTATTTGTTACAACTGTGTGGAAAGGGTATTTTGGGTTAATGTTTAGTACTGTGGGTAATACTGTTACCAAATTAAAACAGGGTTATGAGTTTAATTTACCTTTAATGTCTTCATTTGCGCCTAATAGATGGTGGAAGGATACTTTATCTAACATAACAAGTATTCCTATTGATAATTATATTGGACCTAATTATGATACACAAAACCCTGGTACAATTCAGTTTAATTATGTTAGGACACTTAAAAGTGGGGACACAATAGACGGTGGTTTTTATGAATGGAATAATTTTGAACAAAAAGAAAGATTGATAAGTGAAAATTATCATAAAATTACATATAATGATGATGTTTTTCAAGTTCCAACTGTTCTCAACCAAAATAATAGTGCTGTGGGTAGATATGGTTATTATTATCAACCACATAGGAAACTAACACTTAGAGTTTTTTCTGATTATATTGAAACTGGTGATATTAAAAATACTGCTGATATCCCTGATTACTCATATTTCTCAACAACGTATAATTCGTTTATATGGAGAGACATATATGAATATGGGTTTAAAGACGCTGAACTTAACGGTGTTGATTACCCATTTTTAAATGGTACACATTATCCTTATGGTAATTTTATTTTTAGAATAATACCGGAAGGAACTAATTATAAAGAGAGCGATAGGCTCTACTATGCGACACTTTACGGTGCTGCTGAACCTAAAAACGATGCTTGTGAATAATAAGTTTAAATTTACATTACCGAAAGGTGACGACAAATATATTAATCTACCTGTAGAAATTAAATGGGATTTCTTAGGCAGAACAGATGCTGTTGATGAATATCAACAATATGCTGTTGACAGAGTTACCGGTGTTGCGGATGATTTTGAGGTTTTAAGATTTGCTCACGCACCGTATAGTAATGATACTAAAACTGACGTTAAATACGATTTTCATTTTTTTAGTGTGTTACAACCTGACGATAATGGTGATTTACAACCAACAGTTCCACCAAACCCATCTTTGGATATTACAACTGCGGTTGCGTCAGATTGGAAGATAAGTTATATACCTGAAGGTTTTACAACTAAAGAAATTTATTATTATATACAACCTTTTACAAAATCATTTTTTAAATTGGATTTTTATGATACTATATCGGCGACAACTCAAACTAATTATTTTAGTGTAATTATACCCGTACAACAAGGGTATACTGTTACGGGATTAACATCAACATTTAAACCTCCGGTTAACATTAAAATACCGTCATTTAAATTGGATTATGTTGGGGATAAGGAAGGGTTCTTTTTATATTGGTTAAGAAAAAAGAATTTTTTAAATATCAATCCTGACCCGACAAATACTACTGAAACTTTTTATATGACAGCTAAATTTTTTGATGCTAGACTGGGAATTTTTGTTAAAATGATGACAACTCCTCAAGTATTACCGGATGTTCCATCATTATTCCAATTTAAACCTGAAGATTATTTCTATTATAAAGTTGTATTAAATTACTCTGACTATACGTATAAAATATTTAATAATGGTGGTAATAGAATTGGAGATATAAGTTCCATAAAATGGTATGAATACATTAACCCTTAATTATGATAGATAAAAATTATAGTATAAAGATTTCACCTGGTGTGATTAGTGGGGATATATTTAAAGTTAATTATAATGGAGCCACTATTACGGGAACATCGTACTCTAAAGAGTGTTGTGTTCTTAAACCAAAAATGATAGAGATAAAAGTGACAGGTTCAACGTATGCGTATTCCGCAATGACTGAAGTGTTATCGGGGGGGACTTATAATACAGGTACCACGCAATATAATTCATTATTAACGGGTTTAACGGTACCAATTCTACTTACAGAAAACACAGTTGATATTGGATATTATTCAATATTTGACGGTATGGCAGTACAAAAAGACACTATGTTGAATTTTTTATTTTCCGCAACAACTTTAGAACCCCAAAGAGTTTATTTTTATAATACATCAGATGTTGAATTTAAGAAATACTTACAGTTTTCGACCTATAAGGTTGATTGGGGGGATGGTTCATTACCTGAACCTATAACATCAACCGCTCAAATACATCACGATTATACGGTAACAGGTGAAACTCAGATTACATTAACAGGTCTTAGTCCTTGGGGAACAAATACAATAACTAAAACAGTTCAACTTCCGTTTACAGGAACAACAATATCTAATCCAAAAGGTGAGGCGTTTTTTACACCTATGGGTGGTAATTGGGATGGTATATTAGTACCTTATGAATATATATTCAGTGGTGATAGTAATTGTGATTCAACAACTCAAGATATAACTCAATTTACAACGGTACCTTTTTTAATTACGGGATATACAACATCATCATTAACTGATTTAAAACAATATGGTCCCACACCTTATTCGGTAACTACATATGATATAACCGGTAACACAGGGTTTATTGGTAGATATTTAGGGGTGTTTGAGGATGGGTTATACACAGCCTATACAATTAATGATATTACCTACTATGATTATAATAATGGTACAACACTTTTTATCGCCGAATCATCGGGTTTAACCACTGATACGGTAATTTGTCAACCAATTGTAAAAAATGAACTATTATTAGGAATAATTGATGAAGCAGAAGTGCAAAGCAATGTATTTATAGAACGGGGGAAGAACTCGGCCTTAGAAAGTATTGAAAGACTTGGTGAGGTTGATAACGTAGGTGATTTAGTCAAATACGGATATAAATTTTTTAACATAATTAACGCAACAACATAAGATGGCAACAGGAACCTATGGAACGATAAGACCGGCAGACGTAAGTCCGGAAG